ATGGAGAAAAAAGGGAATGTAGGGACGAAAATAGTTGTTTGGCGGGGAGGACTCGTAGGACGGAGGTCGGATAGAGGGGGCTTGTATAATCCGCAAAACGAAATGTACCAATTTTCAAAACGAAATGTACATTTTTTGAGCAAGGATTGAACGGGACAAAGATAATAAAAACACGGATATGCGTTATAGCTATCCGTGTTTTTTTTTTGTGCCGATACTATTATATTATATAGGGTAGTTAGCAGTTAATACTTCTATACGCTTTTTTCCTGAGCTATTGCTACTTCCTAAGTGCAAACGAACTTCTTTCTGGTACCAACCACATTGCTGTACGTACTTGCTTAGTTCGTCGTTGTGGTAGGAGCTTAGCAGGAATTTGCCTTTGATATTGCTTAAGGTAGCTAATAACTCGTTAAAATGCTCCTGCTCATAGCCTCCGTAATGCCCTTGCTTGGCTCCTACGTATGGTGGATCTATGTAGTGAAAGGTGTCGGGGGTGTCGTGGCGGATGATGATTTCGGTGGCATCGTTGTTGTCAATTTGGACGCCTTGCAGGCGAGCGGAGTAGGTGTCGGTGAAGTGGGTGATTTTGTTGTTGAGGGCAGACACGTTCTTGCTGTTAGTAGTAATACGGCAGTTGCCTACTTGGTTGGAAAATCCGCAATTGGTGGCGTACCAAAATGCCCACGCTCGTTGCACTTCAGTAAAAACAAAAGGAGCGTGGTAGATTACCAAAGCGGCTTTGTAGGCTTCTCGGCTAACTACAGACTGCTCTATAAGGGTTTTAAGCTCTGCAAAGCGGGTTTGCAGGACTTTGTAGAAGGTGTAAACGTTGGTATTGAAGTCGTTGATGATTTCGGTATTGACGGGTTGCTTTGCCCAAAAGACTGCCCCTCCACCGAAAAAGGCTTCGGTGTAGATGGTGTGCTGTGGAATAAGTGGTAGTATGTGGGGTAACATTGTTTGTTTTCCCCCGTAATAGCTTATGGGTGTACGTTGCCAAGTGGTGGATATTGGTTTCATTGTTTACTTGTTTTATAAATCATTAAATCTTCATAAATACTGGCGTAATTAACACTGGTGCTGACGCTGATACGTTCGGTGTCGTTGAACGGACTGGGGAGGTCATATTCGTTGGCAAGAAAATCGAAAAGGTCTAAAAGTTGTCCTTTGTTACTACCGAAATAGACATACTGAGGCATTGCATTAAGTGCTTTGACGATGTGTAGGTAGTCTTTTAACTTCCAATTTTGAGCACCACTGTAGGAACTTATGTTGGTGGAAAGATAGGGCGGGTCAAGAATAAATACAGTATTGGGAGTGTGTTCAAACTCTGCTATAAGGTTGCGATAGTCGGTTTGACGGCGTTCTACCCCTGTAAGATAACCATCAGCATTGTAGGGTGTTTGGGCAATTTTAGAGTAGAAGCTATCTTTAGCGAGGTTTTGTAAGTTGGTAGCATACTTGCCACTAAAGAGGAGATTAGCAGAGAGGGTAATATGATCTAAAACTTCGGGAGAGTATTGACTAAGGAGTTTTAAAATAGTAGGTTTGAGTTTGCTAATATTTGTCCCTTTAGGGTAAGGTGCAACAATTGGACGCAATTTGGCGATGATTTCGTTGGTGGTGGGTATAAGTGCCAATCGGTGAGCGAAGGCGTCGTAATCGTTCCATATTACGCGGGCGTTGGGATGAGTGGTTTTGACGGTGTGGGAGAGCAAGCCTGAACCGCCGAATAGGTCGATGTAGGTGGCGTTGGAGGGGAAGTGGGTAAGGGCTTCTTTAAAATGTTTGACAAACTTTCTTTTTTGTCCTTGAAAGGGTAATGGGGAGGTGTTGTAGTTTTTCATTTTATTATTAATAATTGCTAATTCAGAAAATAGTTGTACTTTTGCAACTCTCACCTCATAAAACATAAAAGCCCACTGGTACAGAAGACATATTGTCCTCCGTAGCCAGTGGGCGTGTTTTTAAATGAGGTGAGATTCTTTAAAAAGCGGAGGACATTTTTTTAGCAGTATCCTCCTACGACTGCCTACGGGTGCTACCCGTTTAAAAGCGTTTTAAAAGCTGTTTAAATCTTCCACCGAAATGGCTTGTATCTCCAATATACATAAGCTAAGACTACGAGCAATAACAACCAAAGAAAATACCTTAATGGTGTACTTTGGGTGTGCTTTCGTATTTGCTCAGCTTGCTGTATTTCGTGCTTTCGAACTTCATTTTGAACACTTGTATAGGATTGCTTATAAAGAGTAGTATCAGCCTGCTGTAAGCTCTTAGAATGGGCTCTGATAGCTTTTATTTTTACCTTGCCATTGCGTACCCTTATAGTCTCACTATTGCCGTCCCGAGTGCGGGTATAGGTGAGTTCTTTAGCATTGCCAAGGCTGTCTTTGTCGTTTTCGAGTTCAATCTCGAAAGACGTGGCGGACAGGTCAGACCATTCAGACTTATGAGACTTCTGAACAAAGAGCTGGGAGCTATCCTTATTGGTGATAAAGTGCTCTTTCTGGACTTGCCTTTGTGTGTAGGTTTCTACTTTTTTGGTTTTGCACCCTACGAGGGCAAGGAACGCTAATAATAATAGGGTTAATTTTCTCATTTGCTAATTGATTTATATTCGTCTTTGGCGTTGAAGCAAGGGCAGGCTTTGGCTACTCCTGGAAAGTCTCTGTGCCCTAAGATTTCGGCTTCGGGGTATAGGGTTTTGAGCTCTTTGAGGAGCTTTTTTAAGGATTCTTTCTGTGCCACTGTACGGGTATCTTTGGGTTGGAGAGTGTTTTTATCTATCCCTCCAATGTAACATATACCGATGCTATCCTTATTGTGGTTGGTTACGTGGGCAGGTATCTTATTTACATCTCTACCCTCTTCTATTGTGCCATCAATGCGGACGATATAGTTGTAGCCAATTTCATTAAAGCCTCGTTGTTTATGCCAAAGGGCTATATCTTTGGCGGTGTGGTCGCGCCCTTCGGGGGTAGCGGAACAGTGTACTACGAGGTAGCGGATGTTGCGTATGCTTTTTTTCATTTTTTTAGTGTTTTTTTATTCTCGGTTATAAACTGTGATATATACTTTGCCTCCATTACATACTCCTTCAGCACGAGAGCCTGCTTTACCAGTAATTTCGTGATTTCCCTCTATTACATTATCGCAGATAAAGGTAATTTTACCTACATCATCTCCTATCTTTACCACTGAGAATAAACTATTTTCTTCGTAACGAATACTAATTCCTTTATTATCACCTTTTGTATCGACAAGGTTACAACGACCCATTTTAACATCATAATCATTACATATTAAACCATAACTAACATACGTATTTTGGTGCTCTTCCCATAGAGGAAATGTATCAAGCTTTCTCAATTGCAACCCATAGAGAAACCTATCTTTGTGATACTTAACTTTTATAGATAAATAAGAATCAGAATAAAGGGGGAGACCTGTTTTTAAATCTATCTCATTCTTAATAAGGTAGAAATATGTATTCATCCCATTAAAACGATCTGTTTCTTTCGATAATAGAGACGCAACAACTTCCTTTTCCGAATTTGAAGTATCTATTAAATTTATAAACATACCTTCTCCCAACGGATATCCTGCGTAACTTAATATATACTCACCTACTCTCATTGGTTCAAATAATTGAAAAGTGAAAGAACCCCATTCTTCCATTCCAGTTTCTAAATTTGGAAAAAATTCTGTGTCGCCTGTGATAAGATTACCACTAATAAACTTGCCTAAAAATGGTGAAATACCTTCTAACTTCTCTTTCAGAGTTGTAGTAAAATCATTAGTAGATAGCCCTTTTCCGTCTTCTTTGTCTACTTTTTTAGTAAGTAATGTTTGAAGGTTTTTGTTAGATTTCACTTGGGTTGCGATTTCCT